CGACATCTATGAATATTATAATATTGATACTGGTGAGATGTGTGTATTTGCAGACAGCGGAGACAAGTTATTAATTAAACCAGTTAAGATGCCATACGCATTTGGTCATCCATTCTTTATGTTGCGCAACTATGAAATCCCTGGATTCTTTTATCCAATGGGTGAACTAGAAGCAATTGAGCCATTGCAGTACGAATTAAATGAAACTCGTACCCAGATGATGAACCATAGAAAGCGTTACTCACGCAAGTGGTTGTTTAATGAATCAGCATTTGATGATGATGGTCGTCAAGCTTTGGCATCTGATGATGACAACGTAATCGTTCCTGTTAAGGGTAATGAGAATTTAAATAACGTTGTTGTTCCAATGCCGGCCTTGATTAACCCACCTGAATTTTATAATCAGTCAACTTTAATTCAAAATGACATTGACCGTGTGTCAGGTGTCTCAGAGTACCAGCGTGGTGCAATCCCGGAAACAACTAGAACCGCCCGCGAAGCATCAATTATTGCTGAAGCTGGTAATGCTAGAGTAGCTGAAAAGCTTGTGTCTATTGAAAATGCTATAGCTAGATGTGCTTCTAATCTTATAATGCTAGCTCAGCAGTATTTAACTGGAGAGCAGACTGTAAGAATCGTAGGCACTGAAGCTGCACCTGTATGGTTAACATTTGATAAAGATTATATATCTGGTGAGTTTGACTTTGATGTTGAGGCAGGTTCAACTGCTCCACGCAACGAAGCATTCCGTAGGGATATGGCACTCCAGATTGTTTCAGCAATGCAACCGTTTGCCCAAGCTGGTCTAGTTAATTTAGAAAAGCTAGCCGAGTATGTTTTAAATACTGGATTTGGTGTAAAGAATGCATCGTCATTCTTAAAGTCACCAGAGCCACCACCAGCACCTGAAGCTCCACCAATGCCACCAGAGATGCAAGGCATGCCACCAGAGATGATGGAAGGTATGCCACCACAGCTACCACCTGGTATGATACCTGGAGCACCAATTCAAGGTCCAGCTCCTCAAGTGCCACAAGCACAAGCAGGAGCTTTACAAAGTCTGCCACCTGAAATACTACAAGCATTATTAGGTGGACAGTAATAAATAGGTAATAGAAATACCTATTATATAGATAGATATACGGAACAACCAATTAGAAGGATGAGGATTCCAAATGAGTAATGAAGAAATAAATATTGCTAGTACAATTGACGACGAAACTAACCCCATTGCAAGTGGACAAGTTGGAGAAGAGGTTGAGGTACAAGCAGAAACTCCAGAACCAGAATTAGATTTATTCGACTATACAGAGATTGCTGACAAGGTCATCAAACTCCAAGTAGATGGCGAAGAAGTAGTAATTCCAGTAAAGGAGGCTCTAGCTGGGTATCAGCGTCAGGCGGATTATACCCGCAAGACACAAGAGCTCAGTGAGCAAAGAAAGCAAGTCCAGTACGCTAGTGCACTCCAGGAAGCCCTGCAAAGTGACCCAGCTGCTACCTTGCAGTTGTTGCAACAGCAATACGGTGTAGCTACTCAACCTCAAGAGGATGAATGGTTAGACCCAGCTGAACAGCAACTTCGACAGTTAGAGCAAAGAATCGCAGCTTTCGAGCAATCAAAAGCTATGGATGAATTGACTAGAACTATCGATACATTGCAGAGCAAGTATGGTGAAGATTTTGATGCAGATGAAGTTGTAGCAAAAGCTTTAGCAACGGGTTCAACCGATTTAGAATCAGTCTTTAAACAGATTACTTTTGATAAGGTTTACTCTAAGGCTTCGGAAGCTACTAAAAAGCTTTCAGAAGAACAGGCTAGAGTTCAGTCTAAGCGTTCAGCGGCAATAGTCTCTGGCGGCACTGCGGCAAAATCACCAGTCACCACACAAACTGCACAACCTAAATCAGTTTTCGAAGCATTTGAAAATGCTAAGAGAACACTAAACCTCTAAACAAACAGGAGATATTAAAATGGCCGGAAATCCCGACTTTAATGCACTGTTGTCTACTACGCTGCAAAATTATCAGCCGACGTTGGTCGACAACATTTTCAAGGACCTTGTCCTTCTTAACCACCTCAACAGCCGCGGCAGAGTCCAGGTTGAAGAGGGCGGTACCTCAATCGTAGAACCATTGATGTACGCAGTCAACAACACTGTTGGTTCGTACTCAGGGTATGATGCGATTGACCTCACCCCACAAGACGGAATCACAGCTGCTGAGTACCAGTGGAAGCAGATGGCTGCTTCTATCGCAATCAGCGGTATCGAAGAATCCAAGAACCGTGGCACCGAGGCAATCATCAAGCTTTTGAATGCAAAGATTATGCAGGCAGAAGAGTCACTCAAGTCAAGCCTTAACACCATGCTTTACAGCAATGGTACTGGCAACGGCAGCAAAGACTTTAACGGTCTTGGTAACATAGTTGCTACCCAGAACAACACAGTTGGTGGCATTGATGCATCGAGCAACACTTGGTGGAACCCATACCATGACACAACATCTGCAACCTTGTCACAACAAGACATGGGTATTGTGTACAACCAGATATCAAAGGGCAGCGATGTTCCTGACTTGATTCTTACAAACACTAACCTGTTTGAAAAGTACGAGTCGTTGTTGACAGCAAACGTGCGTTACCAGGACGTTGCTAAGGCAAATGCTGGTTTCCAGAACTTGATGTTCAAGCAGACACCAGTTGTGTTCGACCTTGCATTAGCAGTTGACGCATCTGATGCACCGATGTACTTCCTCAACAGCAAGTACCTCAAGCTGACTGGTATGAACGGTCACTGGTTCAACACCACCGACTTCCAGAACGGAACTGTAGCAGGCGTTGACGCCCGTTACGCTCTCGTAATGGCTTATGGTGAATTGACCTGCTCAAACCGTGCACGTCAAGGCTACCTCACAGCTAACGCTTAATAAGCAAAAGATGTAGTTGGTGCTGGGAGTTGAAAGGCTGCCATCCTTCGGGTAGCTCTCCCAGTGCCAGCTATTTAATAAATAAAACAAACAAACAAACAACAATTTCAATCAACATGATTGATTAGAAAGAACAGGTAATAATCATGACTACAAATAAATTCATAGTAGAAAGAACAGTCGTAGGAGACACCAACACAACTGTTGGTGCAACTTATACTGACGTATCAGGTTTAAGTTGGTACGGTAACGCAGGCGAAGTATACAAGTTCAAAGCAAGTGTTGTCTACGACGTAGACGCCACTGGTTCAGGAGCTAACTTCTCAGTTAGCGGCCCAGCATCACCAACGGTATTAAGCTACAAGTCGACTTTTGGTACAGCAGCTGGTACGGAAGCAGCCAACTTTGGCAATGCTTACGACCTTCCAGCATCTGCTCAGACCACTGGCTCTGCATTCACCACAGATAATCTTGCAATTGTTGAAGGTGTAATTTCACCTTCAGTTGATGGCACGATAACTATCCGTGGCATCAGAGAAGCATCCACTACATGCACAGTGCAGGGTACAAGCTCTGTTCTTACTTGGAGCCGCATTGACTGGCCAGCACAGCCATAATTTAGCTGACTAGGGTGTGCCGCCAGGGGTGTATTCCTCTGGCGGCATATCTTTAATAACACTAAGTAATTGAAAGAGAATAATATGAAAAAAAAGAAAAAGAATACAAATTATTCCCAAATGCTTTCCTCTAAAAAAGGAAGTATGCAAGAAGTTTCTGGTCGCAAAAAAGAAGCAAGACCAAAAAAAACTGATAAATAAATAAATATTTTACGAGGGAGTAATAATGACAAAAGAATTCGCATACAAATTACACACACCAGTAGGAGCCGAAAGATACGGCAACATGCCTGGTATTGAACCAGCAAATATTATGGTAGGTTTTGTTAATGCAACTGTAGAGCTAGCTCCACCATCTGGTGTTGAGTATGTTCCACCAATTCCAACCTGCATACATGTTAATCCAAAAACAGAGATGCGTTGCAAAGGCCCGCAAGCAAAAAAGACTGAATATTGCATTGGTCATTTAAACCAGCAAGCTAAAGAAGCTAAGAAGTCTAAAGAATAGGATTATTAAATGGCTATACCTTTTCAAAATGCAAACCTAACTATTGCACAGATGCGCAGTTTTGTTGCGCAATTATCTGACTTAGAAATCGGTACAACTGAAAACGTTGATATTCAAATTGACTTGGTTAACGGTTTTATTAAAGAAGGTTTTCAAAAAGTTGTAGCCATAAGTGTTCGTTGGCCATATTATCAAACAACATATGGTATTGCGATACAAGAAAACATTAGGTCATATGCAACATTTCTACAAAGCCAACCAACAGCAATTGGTTCTGCATCAAAAGCAATAACTGATATAGCTCAAATAATAGCTGTAGTAAATAGTGATTCATCTTACTCTGGCAATTCATTAATATATCTTGACCAAGCAAAATGTGAATCACTTTGGGTTGGAACATCTGACCAGCCAGGTCCTCCATCATACTATTCTGTTTGGGCTAACCAATTAAACATTTGGCCATTGCCT